GCCCAGGCTTCCATGCCGGGGCTGACTTTGCCCGCCGTCATCGCCTCCTTCACCAGGCGTTCGGCGGCCTCTTCGGCGCGGGCGGTCTGGATGCCGGACAGCGACTGCGCGACGCGCTCGAATTCGGCGCGTGGCACATATTGGCCCGGATCGGGCTCGGCAGATTTGATGCGGGCCTGCATGGACGATGCCACGATTGCCAGCGCGGCATCGTCGGCCAGGCCGAGCGCCTTGCGCATCTGGGCGACGGGGACAGCGTCGGCGGCAGAGCCATCCACCGCATCCTGTACCTTTGCCAGCACCTCTTCGGGGGTGGCGGCGCCGGGTAAATCGAACGTTTTGATGAGACTGGCGAGCAAATCCATAGCGATGATCTCCTGGGAATGCGCCGACCGGCGGGCCAGCGCGGTTAAGAAAAGATTAGGGTTGTTGGTGAGACCGCAGCCGGTGAGGCGGAGGATGCCGCCGTCCTTGGTGTGGTCGAAAACGGGAGAGAGGTATTTGTATTCCTGTTCCGCGATCATGGCGGCGGCTTTGGCCGTCCAGTCGACCTTGCCCCACAGGCCATCGTCGCGGGCTTGCAGCTCCTTGATCCAGCCGGCGGCGGGCGCGGGCTGGCCGTTATCGGCGGCGTTGATGCCCTGGTGCTCGTAGTCGATGGCGACCGGCATGCCCCAGGCGGCAAAAGCGGCGACCACGGATTGAGGGTTGGCCCGGTAAGGGCCGCGGCCGTCACGGCCGGAGAACGTCCCGGCGGGGATCAGATGCACCCACTCGGGCGCGGGGCCGGCGGGGAGCTCGATTGCGTGGGTGGATTGGAGGGGGTCGTTTGCCATGACCGCAATGATGCGGGATGGCGGGGTGGGGGTTAAGGCGGATGGGGTTCCGCCCCAAGACGGGTTTGGCGCAAGATCAGATTAACACCACAAAAACCGCTTGACAACAGAGACCGGAATACTTAACGTTCACCTCAGTGCTAAACACACTTTTTAACAGGCGGCATCCGCGCCCGAAAGTCCGCGTTTTTTTTCGCCCTCTTTCCGTGCAAGCCGAGCAAGTTTATGGCCGGGAGTGCGAGGAATACAATACCCGCAAGGGGAATAACTCCGCCGTCCTGTTACGGTGTTTAGCTCCCGGCCACCCGCAAGGGGCCACCACACGACTAAACATCGTTAAACAGGAGAGCATCATGTCATCACTCAAAATCGTTGAAACAAAGAATATCCCCGGCGCCTGGTACGAGTTATCAGGCCGCATCTCGGCAGCACGCGCCGTAATTGACTGCGCCCTGGAATCTCTACCCGTCGGTTTGCAGGGCATGCAATATGGCCGCATCAACAACACCGGCCACCTCATCGCGGCAGTCCAGTACCTCCTTGACCTCATGGATCAAGATTCCAGCCGCCTCGAACAGCAACTTAAAGCGTAAAGGAGCCGAACATGGCCAGCCTGACAGAAGCTAAACCGGTACTGCATGTGCCATTTGTTAAATACGATATCTGGCTGGTAGATTTCAGGGGTGCCCCATTTGTCCCTTTGAGGCCAATATGCGATGTGCTCGGTTTGAATTTTAACCGGCAAGTTTCCCGTTTGCGGCACAGCAAAGAGCCCTACGGCATCCGATCGGTTGCGGCAACAGAGGAAGGCAAGATCATGCACCTCGATGCAATCCCGCTGGAAAACCTTAGCGCGTTCCTGTTTACGCTCAAATCCGTCCTCCATTTGGTGTTTCTGCGGAACTTCAAAAAGTCGGCGGCCAGGTCGCTGGTTTTCTTCTGGTCGAGATACCAGCGCGAATATGTATCCCCAAAAACAGTTGCGGCGGAATTGGCCACGATAACGAGATTGTTACAAATACAGAACGGGACGCAACCCGCTTCTCCAGTTAAAAAGCCGCCCCAAATTACGCCCGATACGGTTGTAAAAATAAAGGCAGCGAAGGCGTCAGGAAAAAACATCACCCAGGTCGCTCGACAAATGGGTCTCTCTCGTACCGCCGTAAGCCTGATCCTGTCCGAAAAATACAAAACCAAAGCATCCGGCACCGCGATCCGTCCGTAAGGCATCAACAGACGCGTTACTGAACGTTTGAAACCTTTCGTAACGGGCGAAGATAGGTGTAGGTAGCCTAAAAACACAAAAGCCGCTAGAAACGCATCCTAGCGGCTTTTGTATTTTCATCCCTGAGACTCAAACCGCTTGCGCTAAATATTCGTGGATCAGCTCAAGAACACTCGCTTCGTCTTCCGCCCCCAGTGTATGCGCTTCGGGGTCGCCGAACAACATGCCACGGCGCACCATCTTGCGGGTGCCGAATTCGTGGGCAGACGGATAGGAGTAGACGCCCGCCCCGCTGCCGCTCACCGCGCCGAAGCCGATGGTGACGCTGTCGGCGTCGGCGTGGTGGTTGAGGCTGTTCAGCATGTCGCTGTGGCGGTCGAGCAGGGTTCCGTTACCGTCCTTGGGGTAGCTCTTGGCCGTGGCGGGTTTCCACGGCGCCCAGGGGTGGCCGTTGGGGTCGGTTTTGGTTTCGAAGCGGGCGGATACCCGTTCTTCCATGCGCTGGCCGATGGCGTCCATCACCGGGCGCATGTCCTGGCCACGGTGCAGCAGTTCGTTCAGCGCGTCCATGACGCTGCGGCTGTCGATTTCGATGGCGATGGTCATGTCGTTCTCCACAGGCTTGAAACGGCTGTTTTTGCGATTTCCCTGGCGCCTTCCTTGAGAAAGTCCAGGCTGACTTCAAGCAGGATGTCGCCCGCGCTCTTGTGTTCCTGGTCGAGTTTGTCCGGGGATTTGTTGAGCGCGGCAAGCCCCTTCGAGGTCAGGATTGCATTGGCGAAGGCGGATTTGTCCGAAGCTGCGCCGCTGTGCCTGACAAAGCCTTCCTCGGCCAGAAACGCCATCGTTGCGCCGTAAACGCGCAGACGCTTCGCGCGGCGGTTGGCGTCTTCGCCCAGGGTGTCGGCTTCGCGGTCGATCTGCTCGACGCGGATGAAGACCGGCTCCGGGAAGTTCGAGTACAGCCGCGCCAGGATCAGGGCGCAGCCACGGTTGAAGTCTTCGATGTTCTGGCACATGGCCGTTCCTTTCTTGACATCCAATGTAGGTCGGGCACTCCGTGCCCGACAAATTTCGGGTTTGTCGGGCACGGGGTGACCGACCTACATGGCTCCTCAAATTTTGATTTGATTATTGGCAACGGTTGTCCTAGTATTAACCGACGGGCGCGACACGGTGACATTCTCCCGGCCGTAACACGGCAGCGATGCCGGAGTGCTATGTGGGGTTCCCGCCTCGGGCGGATTGGGAGGCCCCTCCGCCCGTACCCTTCTCCATCAATCTCCTGATTTCCCTATCCTAGATCAAAGGTCAAAGGCAAAGGTCAAAGGGGCCAGGCTCACATTCTTTTCCCCGAATGGTATTTAATGTGCCCCAGGCCCCTTTGATTTTGATTTGTTGGGCACGGGGTGCCCAACCTACATGGCGGGCACATGGCCGTTCCTTTCTTGACATCCTCACAGCGTTGTCCTATATTCTGACCAAGCCGCACGACGTTTCGGACGTTGGGCCTGGGGGCGCGAAAGCGAATGCATCAGGCAGTGCGGCTGTTTTATTTCAGCTTACTCTTGTGCATTGTAAACGGCACCACAAACATCCTTCTTACTTTGGCAATGACGGTATAAAGATAACCGTCAAAGCTCACTATTCCCTCTATCAGCTTTGTTCCATCGCGCGCCATTGAAGGGTCGCCAATCTTCAATTCTGCCGCGTTGAACAAGTCTTGGAAAAGCGCTATATCATCGGGCGTAATAGCCTCTTGCCCCCGCAGCATCTCGCTTTCCCCCCCCGTGTTTTTTGATTGTATGAATAATCCCGTCATGATCCAGCGCAAGCCGTTTTCCGATCAAATCAACACCAAGCAGTGAGGCGCGTGTAATCGCGGCATCCTCAATAGATCCGAGAACATAGGGTTTTTGTTTCGAGCGTGGCTTTTCCAGCGAGGACGAAACGAACTTGATGGCTTCGCTATTGGCTCTTGTGTTTTTCATCCCGCCATTATCCGCAAAATCCTTTTCCGCCTCCTTCCGTATCGGCCCCGCCACCCGCGCCAGCTTGTCCTGCGCCACCTTCTCCAGATTCGCAGCCCGCATCGCGGCCTTGCCGGGATTGTAGTCGAACCCCGGATCGATGCCCTTCGACACCTGCGTGATTTCGCCGGTTTTTTTGTTTTCCCAGCCGATGAACTCTTCGGGCGGCGCGTCCTTGACCAGCGCCTTGCCGGTGGGGGACAGCCCTTTGTCGTATTCCGCCTGGCTCAAGCTGACGATGCGGCAGCGGCAGCGCCAGCCGTTCATCGGGGTGTGGGTGTCCCAGAAGGGATGGCCGACCGGCAGGGTGACATTGTCCCAGGCGCGGTGGCTGGCGCGGACGCGCTCGTCGCGCTTGGTGACATAGCGGATATAGGGGCTGGTGGCGGCGTTGCGCCAGATGCGCTGCCACTGGCCGGCGGCGTAGGCCTGGCGGGTGTTGATGTCGTAAATGAGCTTGAGGCGGTCGGCGTCGAAGGTGGTCAACAGCTTTTCGCCGGTTTTGGGGTCGATGACTTCCTTTTCGCCCCACCAGCCTTCGGTGACCAGAATGTCCTTGATGCCGCGCAGGAAGTCGCGGCGGCCAAGTTCCCCCTTTACGCTTAGCGTAATACCGTCATACATGGCTTGCAGCAGGTCGAGACGGGCCAGGCGCGAGACGGTGAACTGGGCGGCGTGCTCTTCCTGCCACAGGTCGCGCCAGTCGAAGGTGGGCGTCAGGAGGCCTCGGGCCTGCATGTAGGCGACGGCTTCCTCGGGTGGGAGGACGGCGAGCCGGGCGAGGAGATTTGTGGCCATTGTCGATATTTATATTTCGATACCCGCTTCGCCCATCAACCGGGCGGCGAAGGCGGCGCGGGCGAGCCGTTCGGTCAGGGCTGACGGGTCCATCGTTTGCAGGAGCGGCGGCAGCCGGGAAAGGAATTGCTCGGCGGTTTCTCCGGCGGCGTGGGATGCGTCCAGGGCGGCCTGGATCGGGTCGGACATCGGGGAGACGATCTGGCGCCAGTCGCCGGACATCGAGGCCGCGAGGGTGTCGATGGTGTCTAACCCCCCCCCGCCCCTCTTTTGCACGCCTACTCCCCAAGCCCCTCCCCAGCCCGCGCCCGCAGGGGAGGGGGGCGAACCCAGCGTCGGCTCGCCGTCCAGCGCTTCGGGGATGCCGAATTTGTCCAGGGCCCATTTGACGGGGATCGGCGCGTTGACAGAGCGGAGCTTGACGATGTTGTCGGCCAAGGCGACCAGGTCCACCTGTTCGTCGAACCGGATGACGATTTTTGGATAGGTTTTTCGCGGGCCTTTATTGAGGTCCACCAAAGGCCGGACAAAGTCGCGGTTGAGGGTGGCGGCGAGCTGGAAGGTGTCGGAGTGGAGGATGTCGTAGCGCACTTCGGTCAGCGCTTCGGCGCTGCCGGAACCCAGACCGCCGCCGGACTTGCCGTTGTCGGAGGTGCGCATGTAGCCCAGCACCAGCTTGCTGACCTGGTCGTCCAGGTAGCGGGCCAGATTTTCGTAGAGGTCGCCGGAGGCCTTGCCGTTGGCGGCGACGAAGCTCACGTCCATGCTCTTGGGGATGGCGGCGGCGGCATCGGTGCCGATGGCGCGCAGGGCGTCGAGCAGGATCTGGATCTGCGCCGGGTCGGTGATGCCGTCCTCATATTTTCCCAGGCGGATCGGCTGGCCGAAGACTTCGGCGAACACCACCCAGTCCTTGACGGCGTAGTTGGCGAAAAGGAACGACCAGGCCGCCGCGCGCGCCAGCCCGCCCCGGATGGGGATGCCGGATTTGGCGGCGGCGTGGTGAACCAGGAATTTGTAGGGCGGCAGCGGCAGGCCTTCGCCCATGCCTTCTTCGCCGGTGATGGGGTGCATGGCGCCATCGCGCAGGCGCAGGGTGCGCCCGTCCAGGCGCGAGAAGACAAACCAGCGCGGATCTCGCCACTCCAGCCGGGCCGGCATCCACTGCCCGGCGCTGGTGTCCCAGATGATTTCAGAGGCGGAATACCCCTTGCCCAGGGCGTCCATGATGTCGTAGAGCCCCGCCGAGATTACCGGCAGGGCGGACTCGGCCAGGCCGGCATCGGCCTGCTCCTCCGGCGTGCCTCCCGCCGCCTCGACGGCAAGCTCCAGGCCGAGGATGGCGCGCTTGCGGGTGTTGAGGACGGACGCGTAATGGAGATATTTTTCCTCCATTTCTTCCGCCAGGTCCAGGTAGGCCGCCGGATAGCCGGATTCTGCCGATAGCAGC